GTTACTTTGTTAGTAGATGTATTGGCAACCCACAAACGACCAAAAGCAGAAATACAGATGTTTGCTTGAGGAACAGTACCTACATAACCAGTCTTCTCAGAAACTCTGCGATAAGTGGTAGTACTCACCGCTGGGTCATAAATCAATGGATCGTGTCCAGATTGGAAGAAATAAGTGATTCCATTCAAAGAAGCACAATGCCAGTTACTAGCACTAATGGTAGGAGCAGAACCACCACCACCATAGGTCAACTCAGTCACAGCATTGGAAGTACCAAGTTTGAACAACTTATTGTTGCCAGCAAACAACACAGTCAATGTGCCATCAATCTGCACTAACTCATGGATAACAGTTACATCGTTAGATCCAAGGTTTCCAGATGAAGAATTAACCAATGTATAACCCTTGCGAGCACCAATACGTCCATACTGGTCAATCACGCAATTAGAGGCAACCAAAGCAAAGCCAGAAGACAAATCCAAAGGAGAGTCTTGCGTATTCAGGCCATAAAAGCCTGGTGCGCTTACGCTGTTACTTTGTAGTGGAGCTGCCATTACACTGCCTCAAATACTTGTTCTTCAGGATAACGTGTGCTCTCTGTTGCAATGGCATCAGACAACATACCTCTAAAGAGCGCATAAGCCTCAGAAGAGCTAGTACCACCATCTTCACCACGCTCAATCAAAGCACGTGCATAAGCACTCTGAGTCACCAAATAATCTAAAACCTTGACAGAAGTGCCATCAGAAGTCAAAGCCGCTTGTGGAATGATCACATCAAACAAAATAGTGAAGACACCATTAGGAATTGGATACAAGTCAATCTTTGTATCACCACTGCCATCTACACCATTAAAACAGTACTCAGATGGGATTCCTTGAACTGGAGTCACAAAGTTCAACTTGCGATTCATACTGGTAAAAGGAATGTCATCCATCACAACATTGCTAGTTGTATTCAAGGAGTCCATTACACGAAACTTCTGACCAGAACCAGTCAAAGAATATGAATGTGTGCCACCAGTAGTAGTTACTGTGATGGTTTGAGACAAGCAATTCCAAGTGTAGGAATCTTCAATTTGTCGCTTGGCATCATTGACAAACTTGCCAATCAAAGCAGAATATGTTGTCTCTGAGACAGTAGAAACATTAGTCTCACGCAATCGTGTCAATACATCGTTGACAAGCTCTAAGTAGGTCATGTTCTTTGCGCTCCTGAAACCTCAAATGTGGCAATAAAACTAAAGGTACTTCCAGCTTCAGTCGTAATTTGAATCTTATCGCCTTCTTCTAAAACAATATAAGCATTGCCATCAAATTGAAGGTATGCTTTTGAAGTAAAGTTGTATTCAGTCAGGATGTCGTAGGAAGTGGCGGCACTTGCATCATTCCACGCCACAGTAATGTGTTTTGTAGATCCACCTGTGTTGTGGATATACATGACTGTAAATTTGGCGTAGTAACCCGTAGGAACTGTATAAACAGTAGTCAATACTGCCGCAGTAGGGCTAACTCCAACAGATACTGGTCTCATTTGTTCCTCTTAGAGATCGCCTTGGCTTTAGCCTTAGCGTCTTCCTTGGACGTTGCGCCCCAAGCTCTAAGAGAAAGTAAAAGTCGGGTAGGCTTTCCATCTTTCATCTCAGCGCCAGGCATATTGCCCATTCTAGATAAAAAGGAGGCCCTTGCAGGGTTGTCACCTGATGACAATGGTGACCTTAATTTGCCACCAGTTTCTTTATTATACGATGCTCTTCCCTTGGCATTCAAGCCCCCTTTCGGGTTTTGGCCTTCTTTTCTTTGCCAAGCAGGAGTCTTCATTTCTTTTTAGCAGTCTTAGCTGCTTGCTTGAAGTCCTTTGCAGTAGGAGCACCTTTAGAGCCAACTTTACGCATCTTTTCCTTAGAACCCGCCTTGATGCGCTCTCTCTTTTTTGCGATATTAACGTAAAGACCTTGTTTCATTTCTTTTTAGCTTTCTTGGCTTCAGATAAGGCTATTGCAATGGCTTGGTCTTTAGACTTAACCACAGGGCCTTTCTTCCCAGAGTGAAGCGTTCCCGCCTTGTACTCTCGCATGACCTTAGAGATCTTGGCCTCTGCTTTGGTTTTTTTCATTTGCCACGACCTGTTTTTTTCATCATATTGGTGGCAGTACGGCTACCACGAACAGGCATAGACTTAGGCTTACCAACAGCAACCATGATGGTTACAGGCATACCTTTAGCCTTCTTAGGGGCTTTAGAACTGGTCATTTTGGGTGATTTTCCGTACATCATTTTTCCTTGGTTATAGGGCCGCCACCTTTCCACGCATCACAAGTGCGGGCGGAAGCACAAGTGAACTGAAACAAGTCACAATAGCCGAGATTAGCGGCTTTGATGAACTCTTCGTCATAAGACAATTCGTCTTCGCCTTCATCCTTCTCTAGTCCACCAATGATGCATTCCATCATCTTAGGAGTTTGAATAAATGCCGCACAGTTACCGCATAACATGGATTTAATGCTATCAGTAGGAGCGTTATACATCTTGGCTTTCTTTAGCCAAAACGCATCATTTTGTTCATCTGGATTGGGCGGGCCATATCCAAACTTCTTAAAGGCGTTATTTCGGTTCTTCAGATTAACCGATACATCTTGTGTCGCTATAGGACAGACAACGCCAGTAAGCAAGTTCATCTTATTACCTTAGTCGCAATAAACGAAATAATGCCACCAACAACAGATGCAATAGCCATCCCAACAAACATACCACCTTTAGACTTGTTAGCCATCTCTAACAGAGCTTTGATGTCTTCACGCATGGCATGAACTTCTGCCTGTAAAGCCTCAACTTGGGCTTCTAGTTTGCCAAACTCTCGTGGATCAATATCAGACATTTGCTACTTTCTTTGGTCTACCTAGCTTCTTGACAGGAGTAGGAGGTGATAGAACTACTGGTTTTTCAAAGGACTCTTTTTCTTCTCCATCAATTCTGACATATCCTGCATGACCTTTCATGCTGTCAATATCGTGCTGATGAACAAAAGTTACTGTTTGACCGCTTGTTAAACAACGAAATGTAGCCATAAGAATCCTTTGAAAAAGGGGGTTATTAGCCCCCCCTTTATTAAACTACTGCACGAGCAACGATTAGTTGCAATGTAGTAGATGCCAAGTTAACAGAGCCTGCTGTTGGGTTATAAGTAACGATAGTCACAGTGTTAGCGGCTGAAACATAGGCTCTACGAACCAAACCTGCTTCAGATACGCCAATGGACATACCGAGAACCATATCACCCAAAGCAACGCCTGGCACTGTTACTGTATCTGTATCGGTAGCGCCAGTAGATACTGAGCCACTATCCAGAGTACAAGTAACGTCCCAAGTGTCTGTAAAAAGACCACGGAACTGGTCATTACCCCTGCGGGATGTGACTGCTGTTGCTGCTGCCATAATATTTCTCCTAATTAAGTTTAAAAAGTCCCCCCACCATTACGGCAGGGGGCGCAACTGCAATTAGGCTGGTACTGCCAAGGCAAAAGCACCAGAAGCGTTAGCAGCAGAGCTAGTAGCGTTAGTACGCAGAGCTTTCACACCATAAAGTGTGTCAGCAGTAAACAATGTACCGAGGTACTCTTGCTTGTACTGAGTCTGTGAACGGATGCCCAACTGCTCAACCAACACCATAGAGTCTTTATGACCCATCAAGCAGATACGATCAGTGGTAGAGTTACCAGCGGCAGTATCAGCGTTAGATGAGGCAAACACAGCCATGCCGTAGAGCTGACCGATTTCACCATTGCGGATCGCATCGCCATTACCAATGAAGGCTTGCTCGGTATAACGAGCCAGACCCATCAAAGTATTACGGCTTGAAGGAGGAATCAGGAAGAAACGACCATCCATAGGAATGTCGTTGTCGTCCAAACGCTGAATGGTGCGACGAATAGCGGCATCAGTCAAAGCGGCGGCGTTAGAGGATGTGCTGTTGTAAGCAGTAGTACCATCAGAGCCAACAAAGGCTTTGGTAGTAGTGTTGCTAGTAGCATAGTCATCAGTACCAACTGTAGCGCCATTGAAAGCACGACCCAATTGAACTAAGTCAGTGTCGATGCGTTTAGCCAAAGCATAACCAGCGTCTTCTGTGTAGAAAGAACGCAGTGATGTCAGGGCTTGAACTTCAACGATGTCTTCGATCAAACGTGAGTACTCATAGTGCTTGTTGATCAACACTTGAATGTTGGTGTCGCTCTCAGCAATCAAAGTCACGGCATCAGTAGCGGCCTTCAAAGAGGCATTGCCACGAGCTGGGCTAGGAATGTTGATGGTGTCACCCTTTTTGCCTTTGAAAGACATCTTCTTGACCAAATTAGCCAAAACGAGGTTCTTTTTATAGGCGGCAACAATTTCATCACTCCAAATTTCTGGAATAAAGTTAGCTGCGGATGTAGTGGTTACACTATTTGTGGGGGAAAAGGCGGTATTTGCCATAATTAAATCTCCAATAAGTTAAGTTTACTTAACACGACCTTCTGAATACGCTTGCATGATTTCATCTGAAAGCGCCTCATAACGAGTCGGGTCTTGCATTTTCAGCCGAATAAGGTCAGCCCTACGATAAACCCTCTTTGATGATTCCCCAGAACCACCTACATCAACTCCAACTGCTTTCAAATTCTGCTTACGAGTTGCTTCACCAGCGGTACTCATTTGCTTTTGTTTGACAGAGCGAAGTTCTTTGTA